AACGAAAGAAACAAGAAACAAAAAAAAAAATGAGGAATGCAACATATACGGCCTCGAGACGGACTATGGTTCTTTTTTTTTTTTTTTTTTTTTTGTTGTTTTTTTTCCCAGTTGAAAAATAAAACTTCCCCCTTGATGGGTGTTCTACTTCCACTTTCGTCTAGATCACTGAACCTGTGTTGATCTATCACGTCACTTGGACGGCCTTGCGGCAATTTTAATGATGCTAGTCCTCTATAGCATTATGAAACTCTTTTTTTTTTATCGAGGTTTTTCCACCTCTCTTTTCTTTCTTCTCGGGTTTGCGTTAAAGTAGCCTCTTGCGAATTGTCCCCTTGGGCGGACGGCCACTTGCCACTCGAAGTCTTCTTTTTATTTATTTTTTTTCCCCAGGTAATCTGGGTATTTATTTCCCCCTCCTCCTTCCATTCGCTTCCCCACGCTTCTGGATCCTCTTCCACCTTTATTCTACCTTCTATTATTCCTCTTTCTTTATCAGACCACTGTTCAATTTGGAACTCAGGTAGTTTGAAGTTCTTGATGACATCAGGAACTTCTTCTTGTACAACTATCCTTTTGTCCATCCTGAATCCAGTGATTTGAGGAATTTTAATAGGCTCGAATGGAAAGGTGAGAGGTATACTCGCGTCGTGCAGCACAATCCTCCCTTCTTTCTCTTGACTCTCATAGAGCTTGCAGACTTCAAAACACTCGTCGACTACTTGTTTATCTTCGGTCAGAGTCACGATCCTTTGGATATCGTCATCAGTTACACTAATTTTGGTCGGATCACTTGACCAAAATATGGAACCTTTTGAACGATAACGATCCTGGACGTGCTCGAGCCATAAACGTTTGTCGACGGAGATGTAGCCTGGAACTCTCCTGCACTCCGATTTCGGATTCGATATACCGTAGTTCTTATATGCGGTAGTTTCGAAATTGAAGATCGGACGGGAAATGAGACTGAGAAGGAGGGATTGTGCTGTGGTAGTCGATCTACGAGGTGTGGAAAGTCCGGTACCGCCGAGCTGCGTAGGTATCTGGGGTCGCATAGCTACGTCAAGAGCTAGCTTTCGACTCCAATCCTGTGGGCACTTGAGAAGCTCCTGCCAATGCCTATCCGGCGACTTAGCAGCACCAGAGAGAACAGAATGAACTTTACCAGGGTGAACAGTGACAACTCTCTCGAGTGTCCCCCTTAAGTCATTCCATTCAAACAGTGCGCTGTTGACAGTCGCGTAGATAGGAGAAAGCGGAGATTTTGACATCTCAGGTTCCCCATTGCAGCACTCGACGGACGATTTCCACTTTTCCTCTATCCCCTGTAGACCGATCGCCACGATGTCATCCCCATTGAACCCCCCCTTGTCCCACGAACTTACGAACTCGATGAATTTTTTTGAGTCAACGATCCTATTAGCATATTCTAAGTCTCCGTGCGCGTCCATTATTATGGCCAATGAAGTTGCACAGAGAACAGGGAATGAAGGATCGGAGCCCATATTAATTCCACCTTGTTGAGTTACGAAGTGTTCGCATCGGAAGGGTTGATGACATCCACAACACACGATCTTTTCCACTTCTAATCCTGCCCTCTTATAATATCTCGCTTGGTACGAATATCCGCGTAAGAGGTCCTCTTCTTCGTTATCGAGATTGAATTGCGACACCAACTCATCACAGGCAATTTTCATGATTTGCCCGTTGAGTAGGTCTGTCGCAGACTTCAAGTCCCCGGAAACGAAGAGTTGGTCCCCTTCTAAAGATCGGATATAAGGCGAGACATCGGTAACCCATTCCTCTATTTCTCTCCCGAATATTGACGACTTAAACCGTCGAATCCTTTTGCCCATTAGATCATTAAAGGCATGAAATTTATCACAGGCGGCGGAACTAATTGTTACCGTTCGGTACTTGCCACCTGTGTAGATAATTTTCGGGATGACGGCTCTAGTGTCGGGGAAGAAAGTTTCGGAAGATTCGTAATGGAAAGCTCGTTTCCCCCCTTCCATAGAAGTCGATTCGATACACGACTTTGGTGAAGTAAGAGGAGGTAGCTTGTCCCATGAGAAATCTTTGGGTTTTCGGCAGAGGTAGGAGAAGAGGCGGGTAAAGAATGTGATGAAGCGGCGAGGGAGTGGACGTGGGGGTGTAGTCATTGTCTTGAGGTATTCGTTTAGGTCTGGCGGTTCGAGTGGGTTACCAGGTGCATAGACCTTCTTCCCCATGTACAGGGAGAATGCAATTGCCACATGGTTTTCCTCAGGAACCCCGATACCAGGATAAACGAAACGACGAGACGCTCTTTTTCTTGATGACCCCAAACACTCTTCAAGTGCGTCATTTGCTATCTTCTTGCTGAACACGACGGAATCTGCAACCTTGCAACCGAGAGCTCTTGCGAACTCACGGAATGCGAGATTGTTATGATCGTCTCGAATGTTAACAGCGTCGACGGCATTGGCTAGGGTGACTTTTTTAGACCGATAATCAGATACAACGACAAGCATCTGATCTTCGGCTTTCTTAAGTCCTCTTGACGCAATGAGGAAAGGAGGGGGTCTGGCCAAGTTGGTACTACCGCGGTTAGAAAACGAGTCTGGGACGTAAAGTTCCTTGACAAAATCTCGTTTTAACTGCCTGTTTAGTACAACCCGACCAAAGAGTGTGTGACGGTAACCCGCACGGGAAGTAGGAAGAAGGAGTGTGGTTTCAGGAGAGGTGACCTCCTGATCTTTTAAATATTTATGGATGTCCGTTACCTGGACATTAGAGAGCGACAGGTCTCCTACCTGTTTATATAGCCTTATAATACTACGGACACTAAATCTTAATGGAGACAAGGTATTAAACCTTTTCTTTAAGTCCCTCACTAATACCTTGTACAGTATTCTATTTTTTTGATCTAATTCACACTCGTTACCAGAGCCAGCAAGGTGGTTGGATTTCGCGTTGAGCGCGGAAAGATATTTATTAAGGTAGGAGACGGAAACGAATGGACGCCGTTGAGGTACGACAAGCTCTATTATCCCCGAGCAAGGGTCTACACGACTTTCACGTGCATAGTCTACGGTAGCACATGTACCAAAGGCGGAGTCACGGCCCACACCTCTGTTTCGCTCGGCCCGTTTACCGACAAGGAGATCATTATTTAAAGACAGGTCTCGCGGTGTCTCTGCTGGAGTCAAATCGTGTTTAAGATCCACTGAACGTGTTCCCCAGCTCCCTGGGTCCTTGAAGAAGCTAACAATCTTCGTTCCTTTTAGTGTTCGGCGACGCTCAAACATCCTTTTATTGACAGGATGTTCGAGGTGGTACGCACGGACCAAAGGCCGTCGAATTTTGTTAGGCATTCCCCTCAGACCCAGGAATACGTTTGTTGTGGCTGCTTGCGTTGTCATTGCATGTAAAGCTTGCCTTCCCTCTTAAAGGGGTCTTTCCTCACCCCTCCTATTCCCGTCTCCTACCGTCGCAATAATCGGAAGGAGTGACTGGATACAATAGGCGCACCCGAGGGCCTCCACAGTGCGACAAATGACCGCCCCTCAGCTCAAAGAGAGGGGAAATCAAATGCCGTGGAAGCTGAGTTAACTACATCCCGGACCGAGCGCGCGGAATGCACATGATAATAAAACTACTCACCAAGACACGTATGTCCCGTTTTCATATTTATTACTGAACGATAATCTCTTCAGTTTACCCAGTTCTAGACTGGTACCCACCTAAGGGCCCCGACTCCCAACAATTGTCGAGAGTGATTACTAAGATTAATCGCTTGATACTATCGAAATCTTTCTTTCCGATGAAGCATCTTGGTTCACGCCCATGTAGATTCTAAACCTTAACGGCAGTCTACACGCGCTATATACCCACCCAAGATATGTGAGATTATCTGCTCCCCGTCGCCCGTAGCCCGGTTAATTCCGTGTTACAGCCCAAGTTGGACATCCGTCCGACTAGTTCATTGCAGATTTTCCCCCTTCTCCCGGCACCAGTCCTTCACCTGGTGGAGGATTGTTTTTATTTAACACCCAGAAGTAGTCTATACT